CTAGTGAGTTTCTTGAAAAAGAACAACAAATAAAAAATGATTTAAATAAAATAAATTTAAACCTGTCATATTGGGACGCTTTATCATGAATTTAATCATATTTTGCGATGGCGGCTTAGGAAATAGATTAGGGGCTTTAATAGGTGGGTTATTAATAGCAGATGAACTAAATAGAACCCCAATAATCTGCTGGCCAGAAAATACTTGGTGTGGAGCATCATTTAGCGATTTATTTGAAACTAATACACCTCTTATAAAATATAATATAAATGAATTATTTGAAAAATATAAATTAAATAATTTTTTAATTCATGAAAATCAATCTAAAATAAATATAAAGCATTATTACCCAACCGTTGAAAATATTAACTTTTTTAAAACTCTTACAGATGGTGATATAGTTTACTATAATAGTTTAATACCAAATTTTTATAGTGAGGATTTAATTTTAAATAAAATTAAAACTTTAAATATAAAACAAGACATTTTAATAAAAGTAAATCAAATATGTGATGTTAATAATATCGATAAAAATACATTAGGAATACATATAAGAAAAACAGATTTTAAATTGTTTTTAAATGAAAATAAAATAGAAGATTTAATAAAATCAAATGAAAATAAAAAGTTTTTTGTATGTTCGGATGATAAAAACACAGAAATAAAATTTTCAAATTATAAAAATGTCATAACAATCAAAAAAAATAGTTACGCTGAAAAATTAAATGTTGATATTGGATGGAATGATAATATAATTGATAACGAAGGAAGAATATTTGATTTTAATATAAAAAGATCTAAGGAATCTGTAATAGAAGCGTTTTTAGATATGTTAGTTTTATCTAAAACCTCTATCATTATAGAGTCTATAAGTACCTTTTTAAATTTTTCTAAATTATTCGGAAAGATTATTATATGATATATACAACATTAAAAAAAGAAGTCTTACAGAAGTACAAAAATCCATATTTTTTAGAAACGGGAACTGCTAATGCAGACTGCGTTAGATTAGCCTTAGAGGTTGGATTTGAAAAAGTTTATAGTATAGAAATAGACGAAACTCTACAAAACGAAAATGTTAAAAACTATCAACCGCTGATAGATTTAGGTAAAGTTTCATTGATATTGGGAGATTCTCTTCTAGTTATGAATTCTTTAGTTCCCGATTTAGATAAACCAACTACCTTTTGGTTAGATGCTCATGTTGATTTTGGACCTAATGGAATTAAAAAGTGTCCTCTGTATGAAGAATTAGACGCTATTAAAACAAACCCAATAAAAAATCATACAATCTTAATTGATGATGTTAGAGTTTTTGGATCACATTGGGGTGAAGGTATAGAATTAGAAACTTTAAAAACAAAATTACAAGAAATAAATCCAAACTATAAATTTAAATTTGAAGATGGTTATGTTCAAAATGATATTTTAGTTGCTTTTATTTAATGAAAAAAATATTTTTTGATTCGGTAGAAATTAAAAACTTTTTATCGGTAGGTAAAAACAAGTTAAAATTAAATTTTAACTCTGGTATATCTTTGATAACAGGAGAAAATAAAGATAACAATGGAAAAAATGGAGTCGGTAAAAGCACAATAACCGATGCTATATATTGGTGTTTATTTGGTAATACCATAAGAGAGTTAAAAAAAGATAAAATAATACACAATAAAAGTAAAAATGATTGTGAAGTTGTTCTGACATTCAAAATAGAGCATAAAAATGAAACCAAAAATTATGTTCTTAAAAGAACTTTAGAACCATCTAAAGTATCTTTGGTTTGTGATGAAGAAGATATAACCCCATCTACAATACCTTTAACAGATGAATTGATAAAAACTTTAATAGGAGGAAACGAAGAAGTTTTTCAAAACTCAGTCATAATGTCAGCTAATAATACGCTTCCGTTTATGGCTCAGAAAAAAGTGGATAAAAGAAAATTCATAGAAGGTATTTTACAACTTAATATATTCAGCGAAATGTTATTAAAAATACGTTCGGAATATAATGATTATAAAAAAGAAAATGATTTATTAAGTAATGACTTCGTAAACCAACAAAAAAACTTAGAACTTTTTGAACAACAAAAAGTTAATTTTGAAGAAATAAAAAATAATAAAATAAAATCTATAAACGATAAAATAGAAATTAATAAAAATGAAATAGAAAAAAATAAACTTTCTATATCTGAAAGTACAGATGAATTAAAACAAAAAATTAAAGATTTAAACGAAAAGAATAAAATTATATCTGACGCGTTTAAAAAGATTCAAATCGAATCAAATCAAATCATTTCAAACAAAGCAGAAATTTCATCTGAAATAAACCAATCAAAAAAGGAAAAACAAAAATTTATAGAAAAAGGTAATTCATGTCCTGTTTGTAATAGAGAATACTGCAAAGATGATATAGACACTATACAGACAAAAATAAACGAGTTAGACGTTTTAATAGAAGAAAAAACAAAACAATTTAATATACTTCTAGATAAGGAAAAACAATTAAAAGAAAAAGCATCTGGAATCGAAACTGGATTAGAAAAAATAAAAAATAAAAATTTATTATATACAAATCAAATACAAAAAAATATTTTAACCGAACAAAAAATAGAAAACTTAATAGAAAAGAATAAAGAATATAATGATGACGTATTAAAAATTAAAAATGAAAAATATGATTATGATAAAAACATAGTAGAGTGTAATAAAAAAATTGAAAATCTGAACGAAAAACTTTTAGGAACTAAAAAACATTTACAAGTTCTTGATTCTTGTAAATTTATAGTATCAGAAGATGGAGTAAAAACATTTATTATTAATAAAATACTGAAAATCTTGAATGAAAGATTAAATTTTTATTTAAAAACTTTTGATGCTCCATGTAAGTGTGAATTCAATGATGTTTTTGAAGAAATAATTTACAACGATCAAGGAAAAGAATGTTCATATTTTAATTTCAGCGGGGGTGAAAGAAAAAGAATAGATGTTGCTATACTATTCACTTTCCAAGATGTTTTAAGATTGCATTCTGGAATATCATATTCTTTGAATATATATGATGAATTATTCGATTCCGCTTTGGATGACTTGGGAGTTGATAAAATATTGAATATTTTAAAATTAAAAGTGGAAAAGTATCAAGAATCAGTGTATATTATATCTCATAAGACTAGTACAAAATCAAATATTGATAATGTTATTCTCTTAGAAAAAGAAAACGGAGAAACTAAACTTGTTAATTCGTAAAACTAAACTAAATTTTATATATTATGGCTTTAAAAATCAAAGAAGAAAATAAAAGTAAGATTATCTATAAGTATAATCCAATATACATGGGAATCCCAATGCTCCCACAAGGCGCACCTCTTGGTCTTCCGGTTTATACCTTGGTATCTCTAATACCTATTAGCATACCGGATGCTCCTCCAGTAGAAATGCCGGAATCAAAACTTCCAAGAGCATTAAATTATTATGCAGATTATGGTGGTTGTGGATTCTGGAGAATGATTTGGCCTGAATATCTTTTGAACAGTTATCAAAAAGCTTGTATATCGGGATTAACTTGCATGGTATTAGATCCTAGATTTTATCAAGGAATAAAAGCTATAAGACTTCAAAGACAAGCTACACCAGCACAAAAAGATTTTGTTTTACAACTTAAACAGCTAGGAAAAGAATTAGGATTTAGACTTATATATGAAGTTGATGATATCGTATTTAAAGATGATATTCCAGACTATAATAGATGCAAAGATCCGTTCTGCGACAAAGCTATTACCGAAAGTATAGTAGAAATAATGCAATCTGTAGATGAAATTACAGTAACATGTAATTACATGAAAGAATATTATAAACAAAAAATTGGAACTGATAGAGTAACAGTTATTCCAAACTATGCTCCTAAGTTCTGGTTAGACAGATTTTATGATCCAGACCGGATTGAGAAACTGTATCAAAAACACAAAAAGCGTCCTAGAATTTTATATTCTGGATCTGGAACTCATATTGACGTTTTAAATAAAACAGGTCTAAATGATGACTTTAAACATGTTACAGATTGGATAATTAAAGCCCGTAAAAAGTTCCACTTTGTATGGAAGGGATGCTATCCATTAGTTCTCAAACCATATATTGATAACGGAGACATGGAATATGTAGAATGGTCATCTCTTATAGATTATCCACAAGGATTAGTAGATACTAATTGCAATGCTGTTTTTGCTTCGCTGCAAGACAATGTATTTAATAGATCCAAGAGTAATATTAAAATGGTTGAATCAGGTGCGTTAGGTATGCCCGGAGCATTCCAAGATATGTGTACTTACGAGGACGCAGATGTTAAATTCACGTCTGGAGACGATTTAATTCAAAAGTTGGAATACATAACTTCAGATTTTGATCGTTACATGAAACTATCCAAAAAATCTAGAACCTTTGTAGAAGGTCTTTGGTTAGAGGATCATATTAATGAATATGAAGCTGTATACTTTACAGAATGGGGTTCCAAAGAAAGAAAAGAAAAAGCACCAAATCTAGTAAAGAACAATCCAGAACAAGATATTTCTTGATTTTAAAATTAAAAAAGATTAATGTAATGGTTAATGTATAGGAATATCTATTACGATTACAAGAAGAGTATAATTCATCTTTGGACTTGGAGTGAGGACGGCGAAAGAGTAAAAATCGAAGTCGATTTCGAACCGTTCCTATATGTAGAAGATAAGAATATACAAGATGCTACTTCTATTTTTGGTACAAATCTTAAGAAGATGTCTTTTATTAATAATTTTAGAAGACGAGATTTTGTTAAAAATACTCAAAACAAAAGAATATTTTTTAATCTAAATCCAGATCAACAATTTTTATTAACTACTTTCAAAGATGCTTCATTATTAGAAAATTTTTCTAAAAATCCATTAAGAATTTACTTTCTGGATATAGAAACTTATAAACAAAATGAATTAGATGCTTTTAGTACGGCAGAAGAAGCAAAAGACATGATAAACGTAATAACCGTTTATGATTCTTTATTTAAAAAATATTATGTATGGGGTCTTAAACCATACTCAACACTTCAAGAAGATGTTACTTATGTAAAGTGCGCTTCTGAAAAAGAATTATTATCTTTATTCTTAAAATTTTGGAAAAAGAATACACCTGATATCGTATCGGGGTGGAACTTTCATGGTTACGATTTACCATATATCATGAATCGTCTTACTATTTTATTTGATGAAGATAAAAACAAAAAAATGTCTCCAATCGAAAGAGTGGAATATAGAGAAGGGGTATCCGTAAATAAATTAGGTCAAAAGAAAAACCAATGGTTTTTACATGGTGTTAGCTGTTTAGATTATATGGATATATACAAGACTTTTTCTATGGGAGAAAGAGAATCTTATAGTTTAGGGTATATCGGCGAATATGAACTTGAAGAATCCAAATTAAATTATAATGCATCATCACTAACAAAATTAGCTGATACAGATTGGACTACGTTTGTTGATTATAACATTCAAGACGTTAGACTTTTAGTTAAATTAGATGATAAATTAAAATACATGGATTTAATAAGAAACTTGTCTTATAAAGGATTTATTCCGTTTGAAAAATCTTTAGGTAAAGTTTCTATGATTACTGGCGCAGTAGCTCACCAAGCATTACTGCAAAATTTAATAATTCCGACATTTACATACGAGAATATAAAACAAA